TGGTGCAGATCAACACCCAGCCGATTTTGTTTCCCGAGGATGAGCAGGAGTCTGTGTCCTGCTCCTGCACGGATTGATCCCCGCCATGCGTCCGGCGTTCACCAAGGCCAACCGCTACATCTTCGATCCGAAGGCGCTGTCTTGGTCGATCCCGAGCGGACACACCTGCCCGGGCGCGAATGCGTGCCTCGCGTCAGCCGACCGGGACACGGGCCGGATCACCAATGGGCCGCGCCAGCAGTTCAAGTGCTACAGCGCGGAACTGGAGCGGTTCCCGAGCGTCCGCAGCCGATACTGGGCAAACTTCGACGCCGTGCGCGGCAAGTCGCCCGAGGAGGTTGCCGCGGTGCTGGAGTGCCTGCCGCGAAAGGCGCACCTCGTCCGCATCCACACCGCAGGCGACTTCTTCTCGCAGGCGTACCTCGACGGCTGGCTGCGGTTCGTCCGCTCGCGACCCGGCACGCACTTCTACGGGTTCACCAAGTCGCTGCCGCTTTGGGTGCGGCGGCTTGGGGAGATCCCGCCGAACCTCGTCCTGCAGGCGTCCTACGGGGGGAAGTGGGACCACCTGATTTCCGAGCACGGCCTGAAGTTTGCTCGCGTCGTGTTCAGCACCGAGGAGGCGCAGGCGCTCGGCCTACCCATCGACACCGACGACAGGCTCGCGGCCTACGGCACGCAGCCGTTCGCGCTGCTTGAGAACCGCGCCGCGATGCGCGAGCGCATGGCGCTGGTGCAGCCGACGCTGTTCGGGCTTTCCTTGCCGTCTCCGCAGGGTACAATGCACGCATGAGCAATCCCAGCGACCAAACCCCCAGCGACAGCGGGGGGCCTGCGGGGGGGTCTGAGCGACGCACCCGGTGGGAGCGCCGGATGCACCTGCGGTGTCTAGAGGCAATCGTCTACGACGGCTGGCAGGTCCCGGCGTCCGCGTTTGCCGACCTGCCGCGCAACCTGCACGACATCCTGCAGGACCCGTCACAGAGCACCCGAGACCGCATCCGCGCAGGCGAGGCGCTCGCGCACCTCGTCGCGCACCGGGCCGACTCCGCCGTGCAGTACGACAGGATCATGCGCCTCGACGCAGGCGAGGCGACCGACCGCATCGCGGTCTACGACTCGCTCTCCGACGCGCAACTCGCAGCCGTCGCGGCAACCCTGCGGCGCTCCGCACCGACCTCATGTCAACCCGATTCTCCCGCGCCCGGAAAGCCGCAGCCAGAGCCGCAGAAGCCCCGCCAGAGCCGCAGGCGGTCCTGACCGCGCCAGATGCCGTGCAGGCCGCTCGGGACAGCCCCGAGGCGTTCCTAGCGCTGGCGCTCGGGCGCACCGTCAGCGAACTGCAGCGCACCCTGCTGGCGCACGCTCTCAGCAACCTGTCGTGGTACGCGGAACTGCCCCGCGGCCACGCCAAGACCTCGACGCTCTCCTACCTCTGCGCGTGGTGGTTGGGCGTCAGGCCCCAGAGCCGCCTTAAGATCGTCAGCCAGAACGACGAGGCGGCGACCGCCACGACACGGTTCGTGCGCGAGATCGTCCGCGGGGCCGCGTTCCGAGCCGCGTTCCCGGAGGTCAACCTGAAGCCCGGGGAAGACAGCGTCACAGCGTGGACCGTGGTCGCTCCGGGCGTCGAGCGTGGGCGCGACCCCTCGGTGCAGGGGTCTGGCGTGTTCGGGCGCACAGGCGGTCGCGCCGATGTCATCTGGTTCGACGATATCTGCGACCTGCGGAACGCCGTCCTGCAGCCCCGCCTGCGGGAGCAGGTCAAGGAGGCCGTCCGAAACATCTGGATGCCGATGCTCGACCCCTCGGCGCAGGTCGTGCCGAGGTCATGGAGGTCCGCGACGCCGTTCCACACGGACGACATCACGGCAGATTGGAGGCGGGAGCACGGCGCGTCCGGCTCGCTCCTCCGAACGCCGTGCGACGGGGACCGCAGCCCGTGGCCCGAGGTGTTTACCCCCGCGGTCCTCCACCAGAAACGCGCCGAGATGGGGGCGATGGCCTACGCTCGGGCCTACGAACTCGTCCCCGTCAGCAGCGACCTGCTGGTGTTCCAGCCCGAGTGGCTGCGCTATTACCGCGCCGACCAGAAGCCCAAGGTCACGCGGACCGTCGCGGCGGTGGATTGGGGATACGGAAGGCGCTCGCAGGAACGAGACGATCCCGACTACAGCGTCTGCATCGTGGGGGAGATCGACGCCGAGCGACGGCTGTACCTCACCGACATCCTGCGCGTGCGCGAGCCGTTCCCGACCTTCGCACGCATGGCAGCGGCGCTACTTGACAGACGCGGCGCGTCGGTCGTGCTGGCCGAGGCGAACGGGCCGCAGCGCGGAATCTTCGACCAGTTCGCGGAGATCACGCGACAGCCGATGCTGGCGGTTGAGCGCACGGTTGACAAGCACCTCCGCGCCGCTGGGGCGCAGCCCTTTGTGCAGGGCGGCAAACTGTTGCTGCCTGCCGACGACGCCGGATCGGTGCGACCAGAGTTTACATGCGTGGTGGACGAGATGCTCGCCTTCCCGGCGGGGGCGCACGACGACACGGTCGATGCGGTCGTGGACCTGTGCGGCGAGGCCGTGCGCGGGTCGCTGTCAAGCGCCGACCTTAGTGTCAAGCGAATCGAACGGCCCGACGCGATATCTCGCATGTTCGGCGCGAGTCGCGCTCGCAAGCCGTTTTTCGGGTGATACGATGGGAGCATGTGCGGCAGCGACCACGCCAGATTCTCACGCGCCGAGACGAAGTATTTCGTCGGTGCGACCGAAATCCCACTCACTCAGATCCGCGAGGTCTCGCAGGTTGAGTACGCGAGGCTGTTCCCGCATCGCAAGGACGGGTACACGCGGAACTCAGGCGCAAAGCGAGAGAAGTTGGACGACCGCGCATTCTGGACGGATACCAAACTGCGGGACATGTACACGGAGAGTGCAGAGCAGTATTTGGAGTCTCCGGCGAAAATCTGGGACAAGATGCGTCGGGAAATCGCTGCAGCAGGCGGCGCGGACGCGTGGGTGTCGAAGCAGGTCGAAGATTGGCCGCGTCGGGTGGGCGGAAACAAGTTCCTTGTGACCGCATCGTCCCCAGCGCAGGCGATTGACCGCGTCGTCAAGTGGGAGCGGAAGGAGAAGCAGACGATGTGCGGCGCGAAGTGCCGCGGCGCTCGCGGCCCAGCCTGCGACTGCATCTGCGAGGGCCAGTTCCACGGCGTCAGCGTCGGCATGTCCCGCGCCCGGTTCGCAGCCGAGGACCTCGACCTGCGTCCGACCGCGGAGATGGCCGCGAACGCCGAGCGCGGACTCGCGCTCCGCGAGGAGCACGGCAAGGGCGGCACGGCTGTCGGAGTCGCTCGCGCTCGCGACATCAAGAACCGGGCGAACCTGTCGCCCGACACGGTCAAGCGCATGCACTCGTTCTTCAGCCGTCACGAAGGCAACCAGAAGGGCGGCGAGGACGACGCAGGCTATATCGCGTGGCTGTTGTGGGGAGGCGACGCTGGCAAGGCGTGGGCCGCTCGCAAGGCCGCGCAGATCGACAAGGCAAAGATCGAAAGGTTCAGCATGCCGAAAGTCAACTATGAGGAGTTCCGCGCAATGGGATACTCCTATGGGCAGCGAGCACAGCAGCGCGGCGTGCGTCGGATCGTGGACGACAAGGAATACACGAAGGCGTTGTCTGTTCGGTTGTCTGGACTTGGTATCAGATGGGACGATGCCGCAGGGGTGAGGGCGCATAAGGTCGCTGACGAGGCGTGGAGCAAGGGTTGGCACGCAGCGATGTTTGAAGAGGCGGAAAACCCCCCAAAGTTTGCGGTAGGAGAACCCGTGGGTTGGAACATCGGGACGCGAATCGTCCAAGGGTCTGTCGCACGGGTCAATCGTCTTGCAAAGCCAGAGCCTGAGTACATCGTGGATTTGACAGACACGACTAGTGGGCGCAAGAGGCTCAACATCCCAGAGTCGTCGCTCGTCAAAATGTCACGATCTTCCCACAACATCGCGACGCTCACAGCAAAGCGTTGGGAGAACATTGACAAGTCACCTATCGCCCCCGCGCAGAGCGACAAGGACACCAACATGAAGAACAAAATCGTTCACGATTTCCACGATGGGTGGGTTGTCGTCGCAAAGCACGACGGGCGAACCGGGGGCGAAATGCGGGCAAAGGGGGGATTTGCGAAGACGGCGGCGCAGCCGTGGTGGAAGCCCCTCAAGACCGGGTATTGGGTCGATGTGTACCGAGGCGATACTCACATCGCGTATGGGCCGCTCGTCTACCTGACGGCTAGCAAGGG